GCTATTTTTGCTGTTTTGACCACATTTCCATTAGTCACATCTTGATGTTCCATCTCTACATTCATTCCCATATGAAATTCTTCTGGATTGAATGTATACTTCATTTTCTTTAATATAGCGTCAGATATCTTTCTGGAGACTTTCATATTACCACTTCCGACACGACCAGTATCTTGCCTTTGTCCGTGGGCCTGGGGTATCGCAGTTGTGTCTTGCTCTAAATGACTTACGGCGAGCGGGATTGGACTTCTTGATTCGCATCGTCTTGTCACCGAAGTTAACCTTCTTGACGTTTCCGGTACTTGGGTCTTTGACAAACACCTTGAACTTTTTTACGTCCCCACGCATTGGTTTTCCAAGAGAAACTTTACGACCGTGATATTCGGCTTCTTCTAATGGTTGAGTTGCTGCCCGTACTATTTCAGTTGCCAAACAACGTGGACAATATTCTTCAATGATATCTTCTTCGTTGATAGGAACGCAATTTGGGACCATTTTACCACTTTTGTCTTTCATCCCTACTTGCTTATATCCTTCCCAACAAGCTTCAGTTAAGTTTTCCATTATTCTTCTTCCTTCTTGAATGTGGACACCATTGTTGGTTTTCCACCTGGATTACCTGCTTTTCTCTTACGAACTACTGCTGACCGCTTTTCACCTTTGCTCATTGCTGCTGCGGAACGAGCTGGACGACACTTTGGATACTTTGATGACCCGCCCTTTCGTTCCTTTTTACCAGCGGAAGCTCCACACGGTGGATGCTTACCGTCTTTATCTTTACGAGAAATATCAACCCACTTTTGACGAAGCCACTTACCAAGACTACCTTTAGTCTTGTACTTTTCGTCAAGGTCGATTGATACTTCAACTAATATATCAGCGAATTGTGTCATACTGGTTTTGATTTAGTTGTACCACCACGCTTCCGCTTTCTGCGACCAGCGCAATGGGCTTTTTGACTAAAGCCTTTGGGATTACTACAATTAATGGATTTCTTATACTTTTTTGTCCATTCTTCTGGTATAAGGTCCATTAACTTAATCATTACTTTCCCTTCTTCCAACCACCGCCCATACTCTTATATTTCTTTGCTGCCCAGAGATTGGCGTAAGCAGATGGATAAACCTTGAACTTCGAACGTGCTGCTGCCTTTGCCTTCGCCCACTTTTCTGGACTGGTTGGGGTATTTCGTTCTAAGATATCACTGATACGAGCTGACCGAACTGCTAAATCTTGTGGGTCGGTTTCTGGCATTTCTTCTGGTTTTTCTTGACCAAAATCTGCTTTGGTTTGGGGAAACGAAGTACCGTCTGAATATCCTTCTGGAAAAAAATCTCTGTATTTCATATTATTTGAGGAATTTGAGTTTATAAATCGTACTAGATATTACTGCGGCAATTTCATCAACAGTGTTATTAAGTTCACCGTCTTGTGGAAGTTGACCACGGGTTTCGTCTACAAACTTTTGAAGACCTGTAAAATAGCTAACTACTGAGTCATCTTCTAAAATAGTATTAGTTGGCATATATCCTTTGAGAATACCATATCGACCTTGATAAGCTTCTACATAAGCGTCAACTAAATCCACGATTCCTTCATAATATTCTTGTAACGCCTTATGTGCAGCATATGAAGAAGTTTGAAGATGAAAGATGTGTGCTTGTTGTCTACTAGAAAGTAAAAGAGAAATAAATTTGGCTACCATATTAATTTACTGTGTAAGAAATAGTTCCATCTGAATTTTTCTTTGCTGTCTTACCACTGTCAGTCTTCCAAGTGTCACCTGGTTTGTGTGCTGGCATCACTTGTGCATGTTGCTTTGAACTATGTGTTGGTGTATTTTTATATGCCGAGATAGCAGCTGCTAACCCACCTTGTGGTTTTATAGTTACTGCTTCTTCGGTTTCTTCTTTTTTTGGATTATATCCTTTCTTCTTCATCCAGTTTGCAAGTGCCCAAGGATTATCAATTTCCTTGTGTTTTTTCATTGCTTTAACGGTCTTTTCCCATCCTTCGGGAGCACCTTCGTTAACTGATTCTGCCATAGCTGCCATATCTTGGTCAACTGGCTTATCAGTCATTTCTTCATCGCCATATTCGTGATAACTGGTATTTGCTTGGTCAAGATTATTTTCAGCAACTGCGATGTGGTCTTGAATCCATGCTGGAATGTCCTTTTCTTCCATTCCAATCTTACCCTTAAGTTCGGTTGCGTGCTTGATAATTGAATCTAAAGTAGAGTTTGCCATAGATGCTTCGTGGTCTTCACCACTACCTTCACTCTTCATTGCCTTACCAATAGTATCCCGACGAGCTTGTAAGTACTTATCAGATGAGTCTTTATCTCCGTCATTATCAACATCACCATCTTCTTGACCGACAGCATCTAACTTTTCGTCAGTTTTACCTGCACGAAGTTTTGCTAAATCATCACCTTCAATCTTGCCGTCTTTGTCTACATCAAGTTGTTTTTGTTTAGCAGACAATTCTTCATATTGAGCCAAGAGTTCATCAACTTTCTTTTCTTGGTCTGGGGTCATTTGCATTTCTTTAAGCTTCTTAAGCTTCATTTCAACCCGTGACTTTTTATCAACAGCTACAGTTGGAGCTGGTGTTGGTTCTTCGTGTGATTCTTCTTTTAATGCCTGTAGATTCACTAGTGCTGACAATCTAATCATGTTGTTCTCCAACTTTGGTGTAGAAAATTCTGTAGCTTTTTTATCTTTTTGTGCTGCTTGATATTGTCTGTATAACCGGCGTTTTGCCATTATATACTTGTCATTTTTGTCAACTTTACCATCATTATTCACATCTGCATCTTCTGACCCAGGTGGGTCGTGTCTTTTGTGAGGATGGTGGTATTGTTCAAAATTAAAAAATGATGAATACTTCATTATTTTTTCCGCTTATCATCACTTTTACCACCACTTTGTCTGAATGCTGCGGCTGATGCTGATGCCCAAAGATAGTCTTTCCATTCGTCACCATACTTTTTACGGAACTTACTGACCTTCTTTTCATCTCGCATCATAGCTTGACCAATTTTTTTACGAAGTTCTACTTGAGATCTACTCATTTTACGAGCACTTTTACGGTTGTATGGTTGGGGAACTGACTTTTCGTCTAAACACCCCTCTCCTTCACATACACCTTCATCTTTTGGTGCTCGTGCCATACTAGATGCATATAATCTGGCAGCTGCTTTATATCCAGGATGGTCTTTTGGATACTTCAATAAAGATGACACCGTAGCTTCGTGTTCCTTTCCTTCAGCATCTTTATATTTGATTTTTGTTGCAACCAAAGCTCTTGTAAATACTTGGCGAAAACTCTTTGCCGGAGTTTTTGGTTTACCGTATGATTTTGGGGTATATGGACGACCAGTTTGCCCCCAGTATGGGTGTTGGTCACGCTTTTTATCGTATTCATCTTCATTTACAGAATCTTCGACATCTTCGTGAACTTGACTTGGATTTAAATGGGCGTCCGGCGTTTCTGCTTCAGCTGGTTTCATCCACCATTGATAGGCCTGTTCACTTAATACTGATTTGAGTTCTTCCCGAATCATTTGTTTAAGTTCTTCTTTTTTCATACTTTGCCTCAAAAATAGTATATAAAGACACTACTATATAAGTATAATGTATTTACAGTAACCACCGTAAATTCTCTTTTTCCTGACCAATTTGCATCTCATATGGATTATGAGTTAAATTCTTGTCTGTATATACCATACTTCCCATCTGATATTTTGTGTTATCTAACGCTAATTTGGTCAATTCTATGCCCTCTTGGCGTAATCTTAAGGCGGTGTCTCGTACCCACAGACCTATACAAAGTGCTAATACCAAGTCGTCATTATACCCGCCCAATGCTTCTGGCCGGCCATTCTTCCAAATAAATGTTTCCAACTCTGCAACCATTCGACTTGACCGAATAGTAAATGAATTATCTAACATATATTCTTTTAATCTGGCGATAATCAATGGCCTGGTTCTTTGGGATATCATAAACCCAGGCACCAATGAACTCATCTTATCTTCTTTCAAATACTTTCTATTCAATTGATGTTCAACATCTACATATTGTAAGTCTCTGGACATATAGAACAGATTACGATACCCACGGTCAATAATCTGCTGAATTGCGTTCCATCCAATACTACTGTTATCTGGGATAAGGAGTGCGTCATTATACTGTGTTGCGATAGACACCAACATATTTCCAAACTGCTTAGTTTCTACTTTTCCCTTGTACTCTGCGACTTGGGTTAGATATTGGTTCTTGAACAAACGACGATTTATAAAACTCTATGATTTCTGCAGGGATAACCGTATTACCGGAGAATATGAATGATGCATCATGTTCTTGAATTGCTTGTAGTTCACCCATCAGTTCTGTTTGGCGGTCACGCCATGCTTGGTCACGTTCTGGGTGAACTTTCCAATCTAATAAGATAGTATTAAAATTATTGGCATTTGTCTCTGCTTGTTGCCACATTTTATGGAAGAAGTTACCAACACCGTTTGGCGTAGACAATAGAATTGCTTTACCACCCGTTGACAATGTACTGGATGCTGCGGTCCAAATAATATCTGCTGCGTCAATAAATGCAGCTTCGTCAAGAATGAGAAGAGACAGTGCTTCAGAACGGCCGGCGTCGGGACTGGAGGCAACTGCTTTAATCTGTGACCCGTTACCAAATTGTAATGATAACTTATTGTCTGTAATGACGTTACCCCGTAACCATACTGGAAGATTTTGATGCATGAACTTAACCTTTGTCACCAAGTTCTTTGCAGTTTCTTGCTTGGTTGCGATAACAAGAATGTTTTTATCTTTGTGAAATAGCATCAACCACAATGAGTATCCCGCGACTAATGTGGAAATACCAATCTGACGACCTTTCAGAACGATATTATAATCACAGTTCTCAAAATCTTTCAGTGCATCTTTCTGATAATGGTATAAATCAAACAACACCCGACCACGGATTGGGTGTTGAATGTATGAATACCGTGATAAGAAGTATGCCGGGTCTACTGCACATTTCTTAAACTCTTCTTTAATTTTGTCACGTAACTGTTGTGATGTTGCGTTCATAAAACCTCTACTTGATTACAAGAATCCCCGCTCCAAGTCCCATTGCTAAACCAACTGCAAACGATGCCTTACGACTTGGTAACTTAAATCCAAACATACGAGCTAGTTCTAATGTGTCAAGAAGCGTTTCCTTCATTACTTCTGCTCGTTCTTCCATACTCAAAGTTTCATTTTTCAATGAATTAACTTGACTACCTAATACTTTTGCACGACTTTCTGCGGCACGAGATTCATTATCTGCGATAGTAATCTCTACTTTCAAACTATCTGCCAATTCAGTGACCGAATCTGCTTTTGCTTGAAATTGTTTGTACTCTTCAATGTACTTGTCCATTGCGTCATCGCTGGTGGAGTCTTGCCAATATAAAACTCCTGCAAATGCTAGTAATAATCCTAACAGCTTAAGTTTCATTATCTTCTCCAGTACCGTACTGTTCTATGGTTTCTGCCAAATTTTTTTTGATTAATTCAATTTCATCCGTTAAATCTTTTCTTACAGTGTCTAAATCAATATCCCACTTTTCAAACATCAATACAGTTTTTTCATGCTCATTCATTAGCAGATATTCTGGTTTACTGAGATTGTCGAGGTAATGTTGTAATTCTTGGAGTCTGTCTTTTGCCGCTGAGATATAATTGCGTAGCATCATTTTTTGTTCGAAATCTTTCCACTTACCTTGACGACGAAGCTCTGTTTCTAATTTGATATTACAGTCATAACAATGACCACGGATACGCCAGAACTTGATATCAAACCGGTGATTCATTGGCTTACTACATTTAGGACACCAATGTGGAGTTTTAGCATCGTCTAACTTAGTTACAGTTTGACGAATACCATTTTTTACAGTCCACTTTTTACCATTGACATCTTCCCACACATCACCTTCTTTACGAGTGGGTTCAGCCTCTCCTCTCCAACCAAAGACTAGTCTGTTTCCGTCTTTATTTAACTTTTCTGCTACTTTCTTACGAACATCATTTAATGCTTCTTCATTTTTAAACATATAACCTCACTTGGTTGCAAATGCCTTAGCTTTTTCTTCTGACCCGAATTTGTTTTGCTTTTTCTGGTTCTGCAAATTGCTTGGTAATCTTTAATTCTTCTTCTGACTTAGTAGTTGTTTTGACCACTTTGTTGAATATATCTTGGTCGAATTTACCATACACCTTTGCGAAGATTTCCTGCTTGACTTCATCGGTAATGTTTGGGTTACCAAAGATTGCACGAAGTTGTGTACCACTTATATTCTTCCCATCAATATCAACCTCCAATTCTGGAGCGACCATAAAATATCCTTGGTCGGCAAATCCTTTCTTTGGACCCTTCTCATCATATGGTTGGAAATACTTACCACCCAACCGTTCTGAGTCCTTTTGGCTGACCGCAGTTACATATACTGTCTCTGGTGGAAGCTTTTCCAAAATTTCTTTTGGTGCATATGGATTCTTGACTTGAACTACCATATCTTCTGGAATATCGAACATCTGTGTCATTATTTCTTTTTTATCACTAAATTTAAACGGAGACTTACCAGCCTCTGTCTTATCACTTGATGCGATATATACATTCTCCTTACCAAACTTATCTACCATCGACTTATAAATACTATAGTGACCAGCATGGAATGGTTGGAAACGTCCAGTAAAGATAGCAACGGTACGTTGTTCACCTTGTACTGGTTTTGTAGTTGGTTCTTCTTTTGGAGTTTCCTTTGGTTCGTCAACTAACTTTGCTTCACCCTTATCAAACTTTAACGTACCCAAAATTTGGTTGACAGGAGCGAATGTCCCAGTGAACTTGTATGGCTTACCCTTATACATAAAGACCATACCTTCGGTTGGAACGATATTGTCCATTCCAATATCTTGTAAACGTTCTAATTGAATTTGTAACGCAGCTAATTTGTTTGTATCACCCGTTTGCTGAATTTGTTTAATGGTATCCAATACTTCAGCTTTCAACTTATTCGCAAGTTCTGGGTTATTTGCTGATAAGAAATCGGTAACCCGCTTAAGTGACATAGCACCCACTTGTAAGAATACACTTTCCAGCGGACGGACTGCTTCACGTTGTGTTGCTTTTAGTTCACTTCCTTCAAACTGACGGAACCATTTTTTCTTTTCTGGGTCTTCAATATCAGCGACCTTAAACTTTTTATCGCCTAATGCCCAACGACGAACCATACCATCAAATTCTTGTTTAGTGAATTCGAGTCCGGTTTCTTGTGAGATTTGAATAATCTTATCTTCCCACCATTTTGTCTTATAATCTTCAATGGTAGACTTGTCATCTAAACCATATTCTTTTTGAAGTTGAGTTAAACGTGCTCCAATCTTTTTTAATGCATTTTTATTTTCAACAGTTTGTGCATCACTAAAACTAATAGTCTTTGGACCCGAGATACCAAACGTTTTTTGCTTTTGCGCATTAACCTTAGTAAGTTGGTCAGATAATTCACGACCATCTTCGACTGACCGCTTGATTTCGTTACCTTCGTCGTCATATTCAACGGTTCCGTGAAACACCAATACAGATTTGTCATATGGGATAACGTTCTTGGTATCCGGAAATACTATTTCGACATTCATAAACTTCGAACCATCAGAGAACATCTTATTACGTTTTTTACCTTTGTTTTTGACTTGTCCTTTATTACGAGCGAAATATACTCGACCATCTCGAACGGTAAACATAATATTTTGACCGTCAAGTTTTTCTGTCACTGGTTCTTCTGCACCTAAATCACCAACGAGTCCACGGGTAACCATATCCTTTACATCTGTAAAAGACAATGAATCATCTTCGTATGGGTGTGCCATATGTCCTGCGGCACCACCCTCGTATATAAGAGTCCAACTACCATTTGGCACAACCCCTTCGGCTAGTTCAGACAAATACACATATTCAATATTCTCGTTCTTCTTATCTCGCCCGTGGTCTTTCTTTGCTAACTTCCAATTACCATTCTTTGCACCATTTGGATGATGCACATCGTGGTTTTTCATCTTAGCTTCACCGTGCTTTTCAACTGCCTTACGGCGGTCACGGTTACGAGCCACTCGGTCATCTTGTGTCTTTTTCAAATATTGTCTTACCTTTTCTGGATGACGCTTGTTGAATCTCCGCATCCGTTCGGTACTGGACATTGCTTCGTCTTGTGGTTTTTGTTGATAATCATTTTCTGGACCGATGGACATTGGGAATGTGAATCGTGACCCAGCGATTCCCTTTCGTTCTGCTATACCACCAGCATCACCACCAGTTTCTCCACCACCTACATCCGCGCCACCATCAGTACCCGTGTCTGGTGTGGTTGGTTCCGGTTGAACATATCGATTCCATACAGGGGCGTAATGAATACCCCAGGTGTGTGCTTGTTTACACTTTTTACGAATCTTATTTCCAGAATCAGTTGGGTATATGGTACACTTCTTTCGTTTCTTTTCGTCCAACACTTCTAATTTCTTATTAAATACATCAATAATATTTTGTGTAGCTTTGGTTGCTTCAAACAAAATATCAACATCTTGAATTTTATGTTTTTCAATATAGCTCAATGCTCCAACTTGGAGTCTGTGTCCAGTTGGAAATTGCAATAAGAAACTAAGTTGTTCGTTAGTCAAATGTTTCATGGTATTGTACCCAAATCAATATTCGAGCCAGTAAAGAAGGTAGGAATAGATTCTATAGCTATATCTGTTGAATTACTATTGATATCAAAAAATTCTATCTTATGTTGTAATAATTCATTATAATATTCTGTATTTGGTACTAAAATTTGTGCTTCATCTGGTGCAAATAGTCTATCCGATGCTGGTTTTAATGATATTTCAGAAAAATACCAGAATCCATTGCTTACAACGAATCGTATACCCACATTTCCAGCCGCAGCTAATTGTGGGGTAAAGTTAAGTTGCTGGTCTTGGTACCAATAAGTTTCTGCTCCGCTCGGTAAAGTTAATGTACCGATTTTTTGTCCTAAAGGATTGTTGTCAATAACTTTAGTGCCTTCTACCCCTATAAGATAAATATCAACCTTTGAGTCCACACCAGTTAAATTTACCGCTCCAACTGTCTTTTTATAAACCGCATCGAATTGCAAGGTATATTCTGTTGTTGGGAATAGTTGTACCGATTTTTTATTTCCTATAAAGTATCCACTTGCCGATACATATCCTGCATAATTTGTATTGTTAAATGTCGGTATTACTGAACGAAGTGACCGCAATAATACATCATCAGTAATAGACATTGTAATTGGCGGATTTATACTAGTAACTGTTGGGTTATAGTAAGCAGCAGATCCTGATATTGTATATATCGCATTTGAACTAGTTTCTAGTCTATCAGAATACCAATTTGATGCTGTGGGTACTACATATAAATCACCTATTGGTAAATTACCACGAATAGAACTGGTCACCAATAATTCAGATGTAGCTATCGGTACTTCCGCTACTAATTTATAATCGGATAGATTAGTAGAAACTTTACTGTACACTTTGAATTTAAATATTTCACCGCTTACTGTGTTCAAATTTACTAAACGAAGTTTTGCATACGACACAGGAATATGATTATCCTTTATACTTGATGTATTATATACTAACTGAGCTGTGGTTTTTATTGCAGATGATGACCCAAATAATGATGTAGTATAGCTACCACTCCGTAAATAAATTTTATCTACAATTCGACCATCTGTTGTTTTAATTAATTCACCAGTGCTAAATGCTGTAGTTGTATTCAGTACATCTGTTATCGGTAGATACAGACTGGCGCTTATTCCATCTATAATCATAGAGCCAGTTATATACCCACCAAAGTAATCCTCCGAAAACACCGTTGGTGACTCTGCTTTAATTGTATATCCAATTTGAAACCCAGAATATAGTGTAGGAGTCAAACTTGCTGTAAACGGTGTACTTGCGGTTACAAATGAAGAAGTTAATACACTATATAATCTATTTTCTTCAGAAAACACTGTTGGTGTGTCTCTTAATATAAGTGGAGAGGAATTTCTTAAGTTTCGCTCTACTAGTATTTGTTTAGTCCAACGAACATTATATGAATTTTGCCAATCCGGTGGTACTGGTTGGCCATTCGGTAATACTGTAGCCTGCCCCAATATAACGATGGTAGCAAACCCAACAGCTGTGTTTTCTGTCACTTCTACGGAAACTAATCTAGAATTTCCTTGTACATATTTTTGTATTGGATTTTGGAAAATAGGTATCCCATCTGCGTCTATTATTTCTATTTGAATATTAGACGCAGATTTTAATGCGGATGACCCTGCCAGTAAAAACGAATTTCTACCACCAGTAAAAGATGGTGGTAGATTCGTTACTTGAAAATATGTAGAAGACGCAGATCTATCTTCAATCAATACATCATATTGTGCTAAATTTTTTAATTGTATAGTCTTTTTTGTCTTTGCCATACAGTCTCGTTTAGAGTCCTAACTCAATATAAATAGTTGAGTTAGACATTAATATACGAGAAACCGTCTTCCCGTTTGATTTCAATTACCTTGTCCACCATATCCCGAGCGATGTCCAAGTGACTGATAACTACTAAGAAATCGAATTGACCCTTTAAGATACTGAACATTGTGTGCATAGCCGTCAGGTTTTCGGCATCCAACGTACCCAACCCTTCGTCGATAATCATAAAGTTGGACTTTGGAAGATTTGAGGCGTTCAACAATGCCACACGGATAGCTAAACTACTAATAAACCGTTCCATACCAGACGAGTTTTCCAACGGCCAGATACGTTCGTGGTCGTAATTCAGCTTCCCAAGAATGTTCTTCCCGTCCACTTCAAGAGAAATGGTAAACTCTGCAATCTGTGTTAAAATATTATTTATTTCAGATTCGATTGCTGGGATTGCCCGTGACATCAGTTCGTATGGCACCCCGTCACGACCCACGGCTTCCATATAATACTTGTAAGCCTCGTAGGTATCCTCAAGCTCTTCGGCTTCCTTAATTTGGTTAAGAACATCAGCCTTAGTAGCTTCGAGTACCTTGATTTCTCCATGCAATTCACGAAGTTGCTTCTCCAACTTGTCCATCGCCTTCTTACTTACATTGATATCATATTCCACGTGACCAATATGCATATCAATTTCTTTGTTGTGTCTGATATTGTCCTCGTTTGTCTTAAATAATTCAATATCTTTTTCTGTCTGTTCCCGCTGACGGTCACACTTTTCAATATTAGTAATCAACTTCTGGATTTCCAACTCAACCGTACCTGCCTTCTTTTGGAACTGTTGGACTTCGTTTTGTAACTTCTCATAATGTGCACAGAGGTTGACCTTATCAACCAACGGTTCCATCTGTTGCTTAATTTCGTTGACCGCATCTTCTTGTTTGGATTGAAGTTCATATAAATCAACCAATTCGTGAGTGACCGACTCCATATCCTCAATAATTGACTTATTGTTTTCTACGCAGACGTTACAATCTGGATTATACTTGTAACTTTCCAGTTTGGTCTTGAACTTTTCTTTTTCAGTAACCTTCGAAGTGGTCAACTTTAACGCACTACTGCCCTTGTTCAATAAGGCAGAAAGTTTATTATACTCTTCCACCGACTGACGAAGTTCTGGAATGTTTGCATCAACTATTGCTTGCGTACGTTCCTTAATACTAGTGTTGATAGCTTCCAGTCTCTTTTCCGCATCTACCTTGCCCTCAGAATATTCTAAGATTTGGTCAACAGACTTAGCCAAAGTAGAAATCAATACGTCCATATCTAGTGTAATGTTTGGTACTGGACGCTTTTGGTTTTGCCATTCCCTCAGCTTCTCATCCAACATATCTCGTTCTTCTTTAAGGTCGGTAATCGTAGTTTCGACCTTCTCATGCTTGACCTTATTATCTTCCAACTTTGTCTGAGCATCTGCGATTACTTGGTCAAAGTCAACTTTCTTGAACTTCTTTAACGCACCAGAGATTTCCTTACACTCTTCGTTTGCTGTATCAAACAATTTATCAAACACATTCAATCCCATAAATTGAATAAGTAAGTCCTTTCGTTCAGAATGTGACTTATCAATGAAGAGTGCATTTGCCGTTTGACTACTTAATGCAGTCAGTACGAAATCTTCATAACTACCCACATAGTTACGAATATTAGCGTTAGTGTCCCGGCGGTCTTCGCCGTTTAATGACGTATGGGTACCATCTTCGTTCTCCTTCCAGAATGATACGTCTACCTTAACATCGCCAGTCTTTTTCCGTGTACCAGTTCTACGAATGAAATAGATGTCTTGGTCAATTTCAAACTTCAATTCACACTCAAATGTGTCCTTACGATTGTTCATAATATGGTCACCACGGAATGCCCGTGGGGTCTTATCGTACAAGCAGAAGATGAGGGCGTCCATCGACGAACTCTTTCCAGATGCGTTTGGGGCAAACACACCATGCAATCCTTGCATATGTTCAAAATTGATTTCGTTACCCTCTCCATATGAGAACATATTAGAGAACGTAAACTTTAACGGACGCCAGTGAATGTTCCGTGAATGGTCATCGTGGTTGACTTGTGCATTCAACTTCGTGTTGACCGCAATAATCTTTTTCATCAACTCATCGTCAATCGTTTCGTGATTCCGCTCAATCCAATCTTGGATGAGAGAGTTCTGTGTATTAAGATTCGTAACATCCGTGGTAAGATGTGTTCCCTTCCGATATGACGGGCTGGATGTATTGAATCGGTTCTTGTTGATACTCAGCTCAATAACATTATACCGTTTCCGTAATGCGGCGGTCGTCTTCTTGACGAGTGAGGTATCAGCATTCCCCGTAAACAAACGAAGTCGAACATTCTTCGGCATATCAGTTGGGAAGTTAATCTTACCTTCGACCAACTCCAATGTGTAATAACCGTATGCGTTAGGAAGTTCCTTGAATATATGTGTACAATCTTCAACATTCCACAAGCACCAACCGTGACCAGTAACCGACTCTCCGTGATTCTGTTGAATAAGTGACGAGGAGTATACGATAACTGGATTACTTTCTTGAAGAACTTGATACTTGTGAATGTCACCAAGCAACACGACATCATATCCTTCAAATGTATCCACACCTACATGACGATTGGTAATAACATACTTGACATCGGTTTGTGCGCCGTGAACAGGTCCGTGGTACAATGCAATTTTCTTTGCGTTCTTCCGACAGTTTTGAACATCGGGCCATTGTTCACGGTCATCTAATATAGAGAATACTGCGAAATCTATGTCAGCAACTTGGTAGATGTCGGAGTGCTTGAAGTAATGAAGATTTTGGTGATTGAGATTCTTAATAATCGGTGTCAAGCTGTCCAATCGGTTCATATTGGAGAGATTGAGGTCGTGGTTGCCGGCGATGACAAAGGTAGGAGCGATATCCGCAAGATTACGGAGGAACTCTGAGGCAAGTTCCACCATTTCTGGACTCATATCGGTCTTGGCATGAAGGATGTCACCAGCAACGACAATCACTCCATCGGTCAAATCTGTCTGACGGAGTTGCTCATAGAATGTAGTAAATGCTCCTCGATATTCTTCGTGCCGCTTAAAGAGTCGAATATGAATGTCGGCACAATGTGCAATTGTTCGTAACTTCGTAAATGGTACAGTAATTTTCATAGATTTTGTAACCTGCCACCAATATAGTCTTTAAAGGTTGTTGCGGTTCCTCGTTCAATACATTCCCATGTATCTTTGAAACCTAACTCCGAAGGGTCTTTCTTGTCAAGGTTTACTAACTTGACATTCATTTCATATGCATTCAGCGTTTGTTCTATTTCTCGTGCGTCATTTAGCGCATCATCATCCAATACGACATACACATCTTTCACTTTGTTCTTGACCATTTCCTTCAACAGCTTTTTGGGTATGAACTTACCCAAAAGAGGTACGGCGTTTCGACGAATTGCGATAGCATCGAACACACCTTCACACAATACCAAAGGCATCTTCCAGTTTATTTGGTTCTCGAACATCACCACATTCTTCGAAACTGGTGGATTCTTATACTTCATTCCGTCATCATAGAAACTACGGGCGATGAAATAGTTTAGCTTGTTATTCTGGTCATATGAAGGAATAATAATCCGATTGGCATAAGGACCATCAATCGTATACCCCATTTGATAACGGATAATATCATATCCTGTGATTCCTCTCTTCGTTAAATATCGGAGAGCGTGCTTATACTGGAGACTCTTGGTTGGAATCCAGAGTGGTTTATACCCCGGCGGAAGATGTAGGTCGGTTACTTCATCTTCTGTTTCTTTGTAATTGCGAACTTGGTCATCGGACAATAGTGACCGTAGTTCCTTCATCTGGGACGGGGATACGTCCAATCTCTTAAATAATGTTATTAAAGAACGACCCTTAGCCCCACAATGCCAACAATGAAAAACATTTTTTAATAAATTGACAGCGAACTTTCTCTTATGATTATGGCAAAACGGACATTGGAAATAGTGCTCACCATTTCCAAACTGTTTAAAATCACCTAATATTTGCGACAAAAGAGAGATTAGATTCATACTACAAATCTAACCCCTCTTTAGTAAGTTGTCAAGTTATTTTTTATTCAACTGTCTTTTTATTTACCAATTGAAAAAAGTGTTCTGCGGGAATAACCGCGTACACTGGCGTATTGTTTCTCTTAAAGAACAGAACGGGAGTCGTTCCTTCTTTCGTATTCGTTTCTGCTTGTTCCAGAGATGACCAGATGTTCATCTTTTCTTGGTTCTTGCACTCTGGAGAGTAAGGAAATAGCTTCCGCGCCGCAGGTGACAACTTAATATCTGTTCCACTATCACCCATCAAAGTTGAAACCACATCATCT